CCTAGGTTCCCCTTAAACCCTTCCTTTAATTTATTGTTAATCTGCCAAAGGTATAACCTACGTGTTCCTATTTTCGACATAATAATCATTAATAATTTGACCATCTTTAAGGTAAATTATTCTGTTAGCATAATTCATTAATGTTTGATCATGAGTAACTAATATAATTGTTTTATTAGCCATAAAATGATCATATAATTTTATTAGTAATTGTTTTATATTTTCATCAAGAGAAGCAGTAGGTTCATCTAATATTAATATTTCTGGATTTGATAATAAAACTCTTAATGACCATATCAATTGACGGCGTCCTCCAGATAATTTTGATCCATTTTTACCTATTTTAGTATTTAATCCATTTTCTAATTGTGTAAATTCATCTTGTAATCCCAATGTAAATAATAATTCATAAATTTGTTCATCTGTTATATCTGGATTATTATATTTTATATTTTCTAATACGGTTCTATTAAATAATATCGGTTGTTGTGGAATATAACCTATTTTTCTTCTTATATCGTGAATATTTAATTTATCATAAGAAACGCCATCTAAATATATCTGTCCAGAATTAACTGAATATAATTTAAGTAATAATTTTAATATAGTACTTTTACCACTTCCAATATCTCCTAAAATACCTATTTTTTCTCCTTTATTTATATATAAATTAATATTATATAAAACGGGATTTGTTTTAACAGAATATGAATAAATTACATTATGTAAATAAATACCTTCAGTTGGAATTTGTGTTTTTTCAGGAATATTTTTATTACATATTAGTTTATCATATTTAAATAAATTTGTATAATTACTTAATACACCATATTCAAATACCATATTACGAATATGATCTACTAAAATTAACATAGAATTTAATATATATAATAAAATCATAAATAATGATATAAATGTTGCAATTTGTATTTTCTTTTCTTTTATTTTTTTTATACACTGATAGAAAAATATAATTAAAAATGCAATAATTATAGGAATTATAATAAATCTTATTTTAATAATACAATTCATTGTTTCTGTATAAGATATTTTATATGAATTTTCAAATTCGATTATTCTATTAATTTCAGATTGTTCTTTATTTGCTGTATATATTGATAATAAATTATTTATAATATCACTAATTTCTTCAAATAAATTATTTTGTTTAATTTCTTGAGTTAATGATTTATTTTTACAAAAGAATGGAGCTCCAATTACTAATAATATATAAAAAATTATTAATATTAATAAACAAAAACCTATTAATTTATCATAATAAATAAAATAAAATATACTTATTGTATAAACAATTATATATGGTAATATTAAACATTTAATTCTTTCATACCATGCAATTAAATTTGAAGGAATTTTTACTATACTAGACATTATATCACCTATTAATAAATCATTATAATTAGTTTCGTTTTTATTAAATATACTTTCAATCATATTAATTCTAATATATTCTTGAATTTTTGGAAATAGTTTAGTATCACTTAAATCAGATATAATTTGCCCAAGTTGTACTATTATAATAACTATAATTATTATAATTATAGACATAAGTACAGATTTTTTTTTTTCTAATGAATTGATTATATTACCATATAAATGTGGTAATAGTACATCATTAATTGGTATTGCAATAGAATAAAATGAGTTAATAATCATAGAAAATTTATGTTGTTTGAAAAAATTATAAAATAAATTGATTATATCTTTCATTTATAAGTTACTTTAAATTAAAGAAATTTAAAATTTTTTATTTAAATTTTTTATTTAATATATCTAAAATTACATATTTAAAATTTAAGAATAATGAAGTAACTAATATAAAATAACATATTCTTATTACAATTAATGATGTTGTTTTATCTTTATAAAATTTTTCTATTTTTTTTTTATCTGTATTTACATAATAATAATATAATAAAACAATTATTGAAATAGATGATGATATTAATATATATGTATTCATTTATAATAATAATTCAAATTATTTTATTAATAAAAAAATATATAAATTATTATTTTAATTTAAAAATAATAACTTTTTAAAAGATTAATTATAAATAACTTTTATAAATTAATAAAGAAGATGTATGAGAGGAGAAATATTGATAGATTAAAAAGAAGGAGGAATACCTAGGTTCCCCATTTCTAAACAACCTTAATTGATATTTCTTTCTCTTTTATTGATTTATCAATTTCTGGAATCGTGAAATCAAATGATAAATTATCCATTGTACATATTTTATCTTTTTCTAATTCTGTATCTTCTTCTTCTTCCTGTTCTTCTTCCTCTGAAATATTCTCTTTCATTTGATTTATTAATTCTAATAATTTTAGTTCATCAATTAATATATCAGTATCACCAGTACCACATGGAGGAATTTGACCTAACATAATATTTGCAGAAATTCCATTAATTCTATCAACTTCTGAGAATATACCAGCTTTAATTAACATATCGGTAGTTTCTTCAAAAGATGATTTAGCTAATGGACCAATATCGACACGATTAATTCCATGTCTATCAATAGGTAATATAAATCCTTTATTTGTCATAGTATCAACAAGTAATGATAAATGTCTGTAATTAACATATAAATCTGCATCTTTAATAACTTCCCAAATTTCATTATATAATGCTTGTCTAGCAGCTTCAATACCTAATGTTTCATAAATTTCATTAATATTATTACTGATAGTACGTGTATAATCGACAGATTTATAACAGAATATATCAATAAGATTAGATCCACTGGACTCTAAGATCCATTCAAAACTCTTTTCAAAAGTCATGGTATCTGGAATATATTTCATATATTCTTTCTTATTCATAGAAACTTTATTAATTTTTTTGATACCTTTAATAATTATATTTTCCATGATATTTTTTTCTAATGCTTTTAGTTCTGTAATAATATCTTTATCTTCAGTATCATCTTCAAAGATTTTAATTCTAAATATCATCTTTTTAGCATTATCATCATTAAACATAATTTGAATATTTGCATCATAGAAATCTTGAAGAACATGATATAAATCAATCATTGTCAAATCAAATTCAATCATTTTTTCTTTATCAAATTCAATTCTTAATAACCATGGAGATGCATCACCAATTTTAAGCATTTCATTTTTTGCAAACTCTTCATATGTAGCAAGGAATAGTCTATCTTCTTCAATAGTAGTCTTAAAATCATCAGGATCATAATAAATTTTAGCAGATAATATAATATCTTTGAAATATGTAGTTTCAATACTATTTAGAATTTCCTTACATTTCTTTTTATTTTGATTAAATTCATCTTTAACATAAATTGTTAATCCAGGTGATTTAATATTTTTTGTAACACTCAGTAATTCTTTAATTCTCGGAACACCACGAACCGCCTTTGATGCTGATGACACCCCGGAAAGATGGAAAGTATCTCTTATGCATAAACCATTATAAATATTAAAGTTTCTAGTATCCTTTACAGTAAAATCATAAACATATGAATGATCACTAACAACTTCTGTAATATCAATTACTTCATCATATATAATATTTTCTAATTTTACTTTTTCAAGTACATCAATATCTTCTTGATATAAACATTTACTTATTTTATCTGGAATTAAAGCTCGTGCAATATTAATAGTACCAAATTGTTTTGTAACAATATCAGGAATAATATCAGATTCTGAACTTGAATCTTCATATAATATTTCAATATCAAATAATTCTTTTAATTTAGTAACATTTAATGTATTTAATGATAATTTATATAATGAATTATCAGTAATTATTGAACTATAAATATGATATTTAGTTAATAATTGTTGAATATACAGAATATTATTTAAATTACTTGAAGTTATAGATTTATTTTCAACAAGTCCATGTAAGAAACCTTTAGTGAATTCAAATGGTGCTAATAATAACTCAATTGGTAATTCTATATCAGATAAATATAAATCTACATAATATTCAAAATTATTATCAAGTTTAAAGTATTCTGAATTTTCATCAGATATATTTAATGTATTTGAAACTGGTAAATAATCTCCTATTTTAATTTCATCACCTCTTACTGCAACAATTTTATTATTTTGTCTTTTTAAGAATGATTTAGCTTTTGTTGCAATTACTTCTCTACCACTTTTAGTTGTTACTCTTAATAATATATTAGATCCATCTTCATTAATGGGAGGATGTTTAGTAACTGCTTCAATTAATTTCCATTCAATTTGACCATCTTCTGTACATGAAAGAATCTTATAATTTTTATCATTAATCCATCCAAGTGTTGTGTCATTTGGATGATTTTCAATTTTATCAATATGTAGATTATTACACATATTATCAATAAATTCACCAATTTTTACTTTATTTAATTTTCCATTATTATCAAGAAGTATTTCAGTATTCCATTCAACACTATTTAATGTGTTATGTACTAATATACAAGTATCAACCATAAAACTATCATTACCTGGAACTGTAAAATCATAAACATATTCCTTAGGATCATCAATATATTCTAATTCAATAATTTCATCCCAGACAATATCACTATATGCTGCCTGTTTTAATAATTTAATTTTATCAATAGCTTCAATAGGTTTTTTATCTTTATTTGCTAAACATTCTTCAAATGTTTGAATATAACCTTTTAATGTTTCTCTTCCAATAGAAAGTTCATCTACTTTTCTATTATATTTAACATTTAATGATTTTGCTACATCATATGCTAACTTCGAAACTTCTGGAAGTTTATCAATATATTCTTTTGTATCACAACGATTATCTCCTTCAATAAATGCTACTAATTCATCCAAATTATTTAATTTTTCTTCAACAATAAATCCAATATTATCCTTAAACAATCTAGCATATTTTTTCGATATTTGGATAGTATGGAATGGTTTCTTAACTTTACCAGTTTTACTCCATTCTAAACATTTACTTCCAAATATTCCAAAATATGCTAATAATACAATCATATCATTAATTAATGTTTCTGAAATTGAACCACAGCGAATCATTGCTTTATTCTTTGTACAATTTACATTTCCATCACCATCAAAATAGCCTTGAACAACACCAGAAATAAATTCTTTATTTGCACCATATACCCATGCTGGTATTTTTTTATTTTCAGATCCTTTTCCAAAGTTATTTCCAAAGAAAAGTGCAAGATCTTTACAATTAAAGTTATTTTCAACTCCTTTGTATTTTCTATCAGGATAATTCTTAAAATTTGATCTTTCTGTAAATCTCTGTTTAATATCTTTATCAAATTTAGATTTAACAATTTTAATTAGGTTATTATAATATTCTGGAATACATTTTGTTATTTTAATATTATTAGATTCTGTATTACCATCTGCAATATAAACACCACATAACCAACCAAAATCATTATCAAGTACTACATCACCATATTCACTAATATTATAAAATTTCATTGGATTTTCAACTTCTGAAATATATTTGGCAACTGGAATTCTTAATCCTACTTTGAGATCAGAACCTTTGATAGATTCAATACCTTTTTCAGTTCGTTTTAAGAATGAATGAGTTAATGTAGCAGTAGTAGTTTTACCACTACGAGTATATACTTTTACCATTCCACCATTAGCTGGATGTCTACTAATCTGACTAATATGTTTCCATGATGTTTTTTCTTCATTTGAAACCCCGATAATACTATAATTATCTTCAAGATTCATAACAACACTATCATTACCAATATTTATTATTTTTTCTTTATTTTTATCAAGGATATTATCAATAAATTCTGCAATAGGTCCAGAATATGAGAAATTATTTTCACCTGTAACCCTAATTATGGTGTTGTTTAAGAAGCTCATCTGCGTACACTTTAGGTGTATACTCCAAGTTTCCCTGAAGGATGGACTGTACCTTAAGCCATCTCTGGTTTGCTAGACCTTCATAGATGACCCATTCCCGTTCAGTCTCTGACGCCCTACCATTGGCTAGCATATAGCGCCTTTAGGTAGTAAGCATGCGGGTTGCCCAATCCTTTCAATTATTACCATATCTGAGTTCATTACTCTCAGCCAGTTGATGCTTTCGCAATCAACCTTGGTATGAAAGGCTCTAAGGGTTTTCCCGAACAACGAGGAATGTTGCATTAGGTTATTTAATAACCTAATACTAGCTGAAAACATGTTGGATTAATCCAACCTGGGTGTCATAATGGTTTTCTATAGTAATTGCCCAGATTACTATAGCATTCAGCTTTTCTGCCCTGTACGCGTTAAGGCTCGCCAATTGACTGTGCTGCAATCACACCAACCATTTCAGAAGGATGTGCAATTGCATCATAGAATTTTAATCTAATTTGTTGAATAATATATTCAAATGCAGTTTTACCTAATCTATAATCAAATATGAACTTCTTAGGAGACATATAACATCTAATTAAAATTCCTAAGAATTTATTACCATAATTATTTTTATTTATGAATAAATCATTTGATAATCTCGTAATTGTATCTAATACATATAATGGTGATAAATCAGAAAGAATTCCTTTATCATATTTATTATATAATGCCTTTGTATTATTTATTAATCTCATAAAACTAATAGGATACATAAGTGATGTTTCTTTTTTACTATCAAATATTTCTCTAATTACAAAATCCCTATCTGCTAAAATTTGATCAAAATGTTCATTCATACGAACCTCCCAATCTTTTGTATTTTTAAAATCTTTAATTGTTTCAACTGTTAATAAGTTTTCCAAATTATCATTATCTGTTAAATGATATTCTTTTTTCATTTTTAAGTAATCCATCTCAATATATAAAATTGGCTGATTTTCTATTTTAGTTGCATCCATACCATCTTCTCCATATAAGAATTGAATAATTGAACCAGATGCATTTCTAACTGTAAAATCATAATTGATCTTACAATCCTCCATTGCTTTTACTAACTTTCTTTGAATATAACCGGTTTCCGATGTATCTCGTAAATTTAACCCATTAACTATACTAAAGTTCAATGTAGATGGAACAGTTACATCATATAATTTAGGATATTTTTCTGCATCTATAACATCAATATAGATAATTGAATCTAATACAATATCATTATATTCTTCAAAATTACAATTTAATCGTCCGTTATTAATATTTTTAAGTTTATTATGTTTAGCTTCTAATATAAAATCTACTTTACTTGCAAATAAGTTTGCCCATTGCCCATTGATTACAATAACATATTCTGTATTAATTTCTTTACCATTTTTAGTTCTTTTCATCGCAGATATTTTACCAAATACACCTATACGATTGCATAATACAGAAATACCTTCAATTAATTTCAATGATATTGAAGTTGCTTTAAGTCCACCATAATTATTAACAGATCCATCACCTGAGAAATATCCATTTAATAATCCTATAATAAATTCATTAGATGCCGCATATGCAAAACTTGGAACCATTTTATTTATAGCACCATGACCTGTTACTGTATCTAAAAAGCTTGCGAGTAATGTTGAATTTCCCACGATATTTTCTGATATTTTCTCTTTACCTGTAACTTCATCAATAACTGCATAATTTTCTTCAAGATTATGTATATTAAATTTATTAAACCATTTGATAGCAAAATCCTTAACATTTCTATCTGTATTAGCAATCGATATTTGTTGAGGATTAAGTGTGGATCCTTCTGCTAGATATAGTCCAATAAATATTCCATTTTCATAATTTAATTCAAATTTATCTGGTATCGAACATTCTGATCTACATCCCCTATTTAAATAAACATGTCCTTCTTTAATCTTATGTTCATTTTTATCTAATGCTACTTCTAAATATTCGGATCTTTTATATGGAACAGTAAATAATTTACCATTATTATTTTTCCACCAATTATTTGGTAAAATTTTTCTACCTTCTTTTGCAATTTTAATTTGTTCTGCAGCAATATAGCATTCTGTCCCATAAATATATTCTGTTTTAGGGAAATATTGTGTCATATCCACATGTGTAGTTATAATGGGAGGTTCTGGTAAATTTACTGTTACTGGTACAAAATCTCCAATTTTAATATCTACTGAATTTTTAGCTTCAAATATTTTTTTATCTTTATCCCAAATTAATAGAGTTTTCGATTCTGCTACTATTACTTTACGTCCTCCTAATGTTGTTACTTCATATAATCTTTCACTTGGATCATGACGAGTTACTGCTGTTAATTCACCCCAAAAAGTATTTCCCTTTTCATCACATGTCGGAATATATATTTTATTTTTTAGTTCAAGTAATTCCATATTACGATCCTCTGGATAATGTTTGACTTCTCCTTTAAAATTACCATCTAAATGTGAATCAATCCAATCACCTATTTTTACATATTTTGAAATTCTATCTTCAATGATTATAATAGGTGTATCACCGGTTACAGATTTTACAGCAGTATCAATCAAACCTTCTCTACCACCCATAGAATGAAAGAAGAATTGTTGTGGTGTTAATCCTGTCATGAATGAATTCTCTACAAAACCTCTACTTTCAGGGCCATCATCATATTTTGTATAATGTGGTAATGTTCTATCATCAAAACCATAAGGAATACGTTTACCATCTACATTTTGTTGACCTAAACAAGCAATCATTTGTGATACATTAATAATACTACCTTTTGATCCAGATTTAACCATATTAATCATACGATTATGTAAATCATTAGTAGATGATAATGCAACTTTACCTACTTGAGAAATTGTTTGATTCAGTACTCTGTTTACTTCTTCTTCAAAATAAATACTATTACTATTAATTGATTTATTTTCAAAAGTTCCCATATGAATATCGCGAATGATATCATAAACTTTAACTTTCATATCATGAATCATATTTTTTAGTTTTTCTGTTACTTCATCTTTTACAATTAAATCACTTACACCTACACTAAACCCTGATAATACAAGCCAATCACAAATTAATTTCTGTGTATTATCAAAGAATAATCTAGTTTCTTCTTGTCCACATTCATTATAAATTGAATGGATCAAACCTTTAGTTCTATTTTGATAGATTGTTTTATCAATAATACCTTGTTTTAATTCACCATTTTCAATAATTACATAATTTTCATCATCTCTAGAATTTTCCTTTTCCTCAAATGATTTATTTGGTGATCTAATATTAATATTTTTAGGAATAATTGTAGAAATTATTTGTTTACCTGACCATTTTTGAATATCTTTATTATTTATGATTGGTTTAGGAATATCTCCAATAAATTTAAGATTTGATGCAAGTAAATTAAACATTTGTTTCTCTGTCAAATATACATTCGATTTTGTAATTCTATAAACACCTAATGCAACATCCTGTACAATAGCTACAATTGGTTTACATTCTCTAATACTAATAATTTGCTTAGAAACTGATGCTAATTCAATCAATTCATTTAATGTTGTAATACTTTGTGGTGCATGAAGATTCATCTCCAATTAGATTTATCATTTCTGATAAATATCGGACTATACCTTAAGCCTTCATTGCGAATGATTAGTTCGCTCAGACCCACAACCATCTAGTCTCTGAACCTTCTCCATAGCCTAATCGTAACGGCTTTAGGAGCTTGGCTGCGGATTGTCCAATCTCTAACATTTTTACCATCGGGTTCGGCTATTAACCGAGATCCTTTATCAAGTTTCCTTGATAAAGTGGTAGTTAGAGCTCTAAGGATGTTCCCGCAATTTGGTTATGTCGCAGATTTTTGACAAAATCTACTAGACAGTTATATTAAATATATGTCTGCACCAATAGACAATATATTTAATGAGGATTACACTGTTTTTCTTTCAAGGTATTCCTCATAACCTTGAAAGCAGCTGCCTGTTGGTGACAAGATGAATTTTATTTCATAGTTTATCACCATCAAAATCACTATTATAATTAGGACATACTGAACAATTTAATCTGAATGTATTAAAAGGCATAACTTTAATTCTGTGACACATCATAGAATATTTATGAAGTGATGGTTGACGATTAAATAATACATAATCTCCATCCATTAAATGACGATCTACTATATCACCATAATCTAAAATAATACTTTCTCTATTTGGCATATTTTTAAGAGCTTTTGTCCAATTTCCTTTTCTAATAAATTTTGCACCAGGATACTTATCAGGTCCATTAATAACATATTGTAATAATTTATCATGATTATATTTATTAACAATTTCTGGAAATGTAAGATTCATGGCAATTTTAATAGGAACTCCTAATTCATCAATACTAATATTAGGATCTGGTGTAATAACACTACGTGCTGAAAAATCAACACGTTTACCCATCAAATTACCACGAATACGACCATCTTTTGATTTTAATCTTTCTGTGAGAGATTTCAATAATCTACCAGTTCTTTGTTGTGCAGGATTAATACCTGGAATTTTATTATCAATAAATGTTGCAATATGATACTGTAATACTTGAGTTGCAATATCAATTTGTTCTTTTGATGCACCTTTTTCAATCTTCATTTTGAGAGAATTATTACTTTTTACAATATCACACAATTTATGAGTTAAATCATCTTCACTTCTTTGTCCAGTATCTGTACGTACTGAAGGTCTAACTGCAGGTGGAGGAACTGGTAATACTGTACAAATCATCCATTCAGGACGATTATATTTTTTTGAAAAACCTAAAATTTCTGCATCACGATCATTAATACGTTTTAAAATACGTAAAACTTCTTCAGCATTCATGACTTGTTTTCTGGATTCATCTGCTAAATCCTTCCATTCCATAATAATCTTGACAATTGGTTCTCTATACATTTTATCTGGTTGTTTTGCACCGCAACCATCCATAGTTTCATTACCACAACGTTTAATTTTTGAACAAATTTTATATAATAGTTCCCATCTTTTTTGTCTTGAATATTTTTTATTTAAAATTGCTTTAACTAAATCACTATCTGGATTAACCAATAATTTTGAACACCTAAAACAAACACATTTTAATATTTTTTTAACAACATCAAAAAACTGAATATAAAATACTGGTTTTGCTATATTTATATGACCAAAATGACCAGGGCAAAATGTATTCTTTTGTTCACACGTTTGACATATTTTATTATGTTCTAATACACCCATTCTTGGATCAAATAAACCATTTACAACTGGTTCTGTCGAAACATAAGTATCTGTTTTATATACTTCAGCCACAGAAATTTTTAGTATTTCCTCAGGACTTAAAATACAAAATCTAATTCCTTTAATACTATCAATTTCATTTGTTGAGGCTAATTCTTTGTATATCGACATTTTTATTTAAACGTTATATAATATTCTTAAGTAATTAACTTTCAATTTTTTTTATAAAATTTTATAAATATTTGCAAAAATATAATAATTATACATTTTTTCTTAATTTTAATAAAAATAAAACATTTTTTAATAAATAATGAGACAAAAGAATTAAGGAATTATACTATATTCAGTCTATTATTTTTATTACTGT